CCGAGACGGGCCAGTGGGAGGAGAAGAAGTATTGGTATCGGCGGACCATCGACACCGAGGCGGATGTCCTGTGGAAACCGCAGGACGTGGGCGACGGTTCGACGGAGCCCAAGTGGGACGACCCCACGACGGTCCAGCAGATGGTGAAGCACGGCTATGGCTTCGTGCCCATCGAGTGGATCCCGAATCTGCCGGTCAGCGACGACATCGACGGCGATCCGGACTGCCTGGGCTGCTACGACTACTTCGACCGCATCGGCGAACTGGACTCACAGTGCTACACGGGTGCGGCCCGCAACGCCGACCCGACACCCGTGCTGAGCAGTGACGGCATGTTCGAGCAGGTGAAGCTCGGCAGCGCCACGGCGGTCAAGACCGAGAAGGGCGGCAGCCTCGGGTACGCCGAGAGCACTGGCAGCAGCATCACGATCGCCTCCACGGAATCCGATCGTTTCCAGAAGAAGGCGCTGCAACTCGCCCGCTGCGTCCTGCCCGACGAAGAGGGCGCGGAGGTCCGAGGCGCCGTGACGGCCACAGAGATCAACAAGCGCACCGCCAGTATGCACGCCAAGGCGTCGCTGCTGCGCCAGCAGTACGGCCGCGGCGCCACGCTCCTGATGCAGAAGTTGCTGGAGGCGGCGCGCAAGATGGGGCGGGGTCAGCAGGCCGCCGAGCCCATCAAGACCACGACCGGCCAGGAGATTCCGGCCGGCACGCTGGTGCGCTCCGAGATCAAGTTGCCGCCGAAGGTCGACAAGGAAGGCCATGCGCAACCCGAGCGGCTAGGCGACGTCCAGGGCGTGACGCTCGAACTGGTGTGGCCGCCGTTCTCGCAGCCGACCGCCAGCGACACCCTCACGAAGACGCAGGCGACCGTCCAGGCCCGCGTCGGGCGGCTCATCTCGATCGACACGGCCGTGCGGCACCTGGCGCCTGACTTCAATATCGACGACACCAGCGCCGAGGTCGAAGCGCTCAAGAAGGAGCCGGCGCCCGGGGGAGACTTGGCGGCGCAATCGCTGAAGGAATTGCAAGAGGGTCGGTGAGGTGAAAATCGCCGTAGACTTTGACGGCGCGGTCGCTGAATGAGAGATGAACCAAGGGAGATGAAGGAGAGGCCAATGAACAGAATGATCTTCGTAGCAAGACCGAGAGACTACCGAGTAGCAGGCGGCTCCGAGCCGCGCATTTATCGCCCATATGTCAAGGGACGTCGACCAGTTCAGTGGGTCGTGGACTGCTACAACGCCCGCGGTGCATGGGAATGGACCCACTACGGCGAAGAAGTGATGGCCAAGCCGCAGGCCAAGCGGATGGCCAAGAAACTGACCGAGGAGCTGGAAATGCTGTTCAAGAATTCGGCCAAGCCGAAGGGGCGGGGTGACACAGGTTTGCATCAGTAGCGTGGTTCGGCGTGAAACCTGGAAGCACGTGCTGCCGTGAAGATTGCGATCGATTTCGACGGCTGCCTTGTGGAACAAGATCGCCCATACGATGATGTCGTCACTCCGCTGCGCTTGATTCCAGGGGCGAAGGAAGCGCTCGCCAGTTTGCGATCAGCAAATCACCTTCTGCTGCTGTGGAGCGGCCGCGCTTCCCGGGCGCTGCTCCTGGACCCCCTACTAGACCCCTTCGTCCGTGCCGGCGTCGTGGACTGCGACCGTCGTCACTGGCTCGAATCCAGGGCCATCCACCGGGCGCGCTACGACCAGATGATCGAGTTCGTCGAGAGAGAACTCCCTGGGGTCTTCGACGCGATCGACGACGGCTTGGCCGGTAAGCCTAGCGTGGATCTCATCATCGACGATAAGGCGATGGCGATGCGCGGCCCCGCCACTTGGGCGCGAATCGCCCGCGTGTACGGCGAAACCGAACCCTTGTATGACGCCGCGGTGGCGAGCGGCCTACTGGACCGCCCGGTCGAAAGCCTGAACCTTGTGCCACGTGGAACACTCCGGGCCGTCCTGGACCAGATTCATGGCGAGATGGTGGCGGCTGGCATCGCGCACTACTGGCCGACCTTCGAGCTGGGGCAGGCGGGTTTCTGGGCGGCCGACCGCGCCACGAGCATCAACATCCCGTGGTTTCTCGCCAACGACGAACTGCGGGCGCTGGCGCAGGAGCGCTACCCGTGGACCTGGGAGACCGTCACCAAGAGCATCCGGCACGAGGTCGGGCACTCGGTCGGGTATGCGTTCGAGCTATGGCGGCGCCCCGACTGGCAGCAGGTGTTCGGCGACTTCCTGGCACCCTACCCGAAGTCGCAGCCCGCGCCGGTCGACCCCGCCAGCACCGAGTGGGTCAACTATGTGCCGGGCGTGGAGGTAGGTTACTCGGCGCGGCACCCCGACGAGGCGTGGGCCGAGGCTTTCGGCTGCTGGCTAGATCCGTCCACCGACTGGCGGGAACGCTACCAGGCGGGCACGGGCGCGCGCCAGAAGCTCGATTACGTGGACGGCATCGCCAAGGACGTGCTGCGGGGCCTGCCGAGCAACTGGGACACTGGCAGTCCACGAAAACCACGTGCTGCTTATTCTGGACAAACGGTTAGGCAAGCACTAGGATTACCGTCCAGTGCATGAAAAACCAAGAGTCACTTAAGACGCGCTTCTGGTCGAAGGTTAACAAAGAAGGCCCAGTTCCTATTCACGTTCCTGAACTTGGTCCGTGCTGGCTCTGGACAGGACACGTTACCGAAGATGGATATGGGCAGTTGCAAGTTGGGAGCAGGACGGATGGATCCCGACGGAAAGAACTAGCCCATCGGGTAGCGTGGTATTTTGCGCACGGACGGTGGCCGACCCCGTGTGGATTGCACAAGTGCGACACCCGGGCCTGTGTGCGGTTGGAGCATATTTTTGAGGGGACGAACGCTGACAATGTGCGCGACCGCAATATCAAGCAGAGACAATCGCGGGGAGAGGGCCGCCCAACGGCTAAACTGACCGAAGACAAAGCTCGCGAAATCATGCGCAGAAAGGCAGAGGGATGTACGACACGTGATCTGGCAAAAGAGTTCGGAGTCAGCAAAACCGTAGCCGCAAACGTCGGCCGTACCAGTTGGCTTCACGCTGCGGATCCCCAACTACTGCAGGGGATGGATAGATATAAGCGCCGTCGTGGCGCAGATCATAGTAATGCCAAGATCACAGAAGCGCAGGCCATGGAAATCCTCAGACGCAAAAAAGAAGGAGAGCGGAAGGCCACGCTAGCGCGCGAATTTGGCATCAGCGCCACCACGGTTGATCGCATCGGCAGAACGCAGTGGATTCATCTCCTTTCGAGACGAGACCACGCCGTTCCAACCGAAACAAACACCTTGACACCGTGACAACTATGGCCTACCCTGGATTTCATGAGCAAACGAAAGGGCCAGGCCGTCCGGCTGACCGACGAAGCGTACCGGAGGCTCCGCGCATTGCATAAGGCGATAGTGGCGCGGGGTTGGCGGGTGGTCGGCGTGACGAGCGACGAGACCCCCACGATGGCCAGTGTGAACGCCATGACGATCGCCCAGGTGAGTGACCTGGTGCCCGAACTGGCCGCCAAGAGGGAGGGCTGAGCATGGGAACGATCACCTACGAAACTTCGGGGCAGCCATGGGCTTGTCCATGCCGGTCGGTAACGCGGACCTTCTACCCCACGGAGTTCGCATTCTGTCCCAACTGCGGCAAGAAGCAGCCTGAGCGGTTGCCCGAGGCCGGCGACTGGGTGTGGGTCAAGGCTCAGGTGAAGGAAGTCGACCAGGTATTCCCCGAAACTCTGACCAATGTGACCGGCTTCCGTCTGTTCGAGCGCACGGGCCTGTACGTGCCGGCGGACTACGGCAAGACGTGGATGCGATGGCGATTCGCGAAGTGCTGAAAGAGTGGAAGGAGGCCCCCTAATGGGCCACGACGCCAAGATCAAGCGCGCCCGCAACGAAGCCGGCTTCCTCCGCAAGCTGTTCGGTGGCCGCACGGACGCGCAGTCGCTCTGGCGGCGCACGGTCCTGCACGGAGCCACCTGCAATCACTGCCAGACCGCAAAGGCCATCGGAACCATCAACATGTTTTGGCCCGCGGCCGACTTCCAGAAGGACCAGCCGAAGCTCGCCATCAAGTACGCGACCGAGTGCGGGGGTAGCATCCCGATCGTGAAGTTCCGCGTCTGCGGCGAGGAGCGCGCGTTCGTCGCCATGCCGGTCCTGTACTTCTGCGGAGCGTGCCAGTCCGAAATGGAGAAGTTCGCCGCGCATGCGCCCAGCTACGTGGTCAGCGAGGTCCGCACCGGGCCGGCGCCCGACAAGCTCATCATGCAGGTGAAGGGAGGATCGTCGTGAAGAATCTACTCGTTCTCGGTATTGCTCTATTGGCATTCGTTCCTGTCGTGGCTCGGGCCGAACCGCCGCGCCTCACGATGGCTGACTTTCTGGACGATTCGGACATCGCATTCGACGACGGCGACGCAACCGACGTGCTCGATGCCGCGATGGTGACGGCGCTTGCGTCCAGTCGGGACGGTCAGCGACTCGCGCTGTCGACTCTCTTGTGCGAGGCCCGACAATACCGCGAAGACGTGCAGGACCGACTGATCATCAAGGACGCGCTGCCGATGCGAGTTGAGGCTATGCGGACCGATGCGCGTATCGCCAGACTGAAAGCGAAGATCGGCGAACTCGGGCTAGAGACGATGGAGTGTGACTCGCCTGCGGTTGCGAAGCTGATGGAGTGTCGAGGCCTAGTCGCACCCACGGAATGCGGAGCCGGGAACTTGGCCACACAAGTGCGGGCCGTTGAGCGAGTCGCGGGGATTGTGCTACCATGAGATGGCTCGCGGCCATTTGCTTTCTGGTGTCCTGCGTGGGGGCCATCAACGACCCGCCGCTCTTGCCCGATGCCGGCGCGACGAAGGCACAGACCCCCGACGTTCAACCGACGGCGCCTCAATGCGTGCCTGGCACCAGCGCGGCCTGCTCGTGCTCGACCGGCAGGACCGGAGCCCAGGTCTGCGGCGCGGCTGGGACGTTCGGCGTCTGCGCATGTGAGGTCTCGACGACGGCCGCGACCACCAGCGTGACGACCAGCACGGTCACGACGCCAGATGCAGGGGCGCGGCCAGACTTGCGACCAGCTTCACCCGACTCGCTCGTTGATCCGCTCCCGATCTGCCAGGGCGGCGGAATGCGGATCACCTGTGAGGACCCGTCTCAGATGGGCGGCTGGAACGACGCCGGGATCATGCTTCCGCCCACGGACGCGAGCCCATCGCCGATGATGCCAGCACTCTGGTATTGCCTGTACGGGTTGCGATGCCCGGCGTGTTGGAACGCAGGGACGGGGGCTTACTCCATCCCAGCGGCCATCATCTGCGACGCCTCGACGGGTGGCGTTCCGGCGTGCGCGCCGTGCGACTGAGGACGCCATGACGAAAGGTGCGAGCGGAATGCTTGGCGCGGAAGCCTGCCGGCGTCGAGCTTGTCGTGTTGTGGAAAGACGACGGCTTACGCGGTCGTGCCCTAGCCGCCCACCGCGCGCACGTGCATCCTGACGGGACGGTTGTTCTCCCTGACTGCGCCGTGATGACGAAGCTCTACTGATTGGTGTACACTAGCCGCCATGGGAAACGCCTCCGTCCAGTTCGCCAAGAGCCAGCAGCAGAAGAAGCAAGACCAGCACGACGACAAGCCCCGCTGGAACGCGCAAGAGAAACTCGCGCTGAAGAAGATGCGCCGGGAAGCCAAGGCCGCAGGCGCGACGCTGGAGAACAACGGCGAAGGAGGGCTTGCGCCGTCACTCGTGCTGGGGATTTTTCGGAGGGATCATTTTCGTTGCGTGAACGAGGACTGTCCCACGCCGAAGAAGGATTTGTCGCTTGACCACATCAGTGGCCATCCGAAGGAGATTGCGGCGGATCCAGAAGCTCGTCACAGGAAAGACCTGAAGCTCGGGATCAAGCTTGGTCACGTCGCTAAGATGGAAGCCCTGAGGACCATTTGTGCGCGATGCCATGATCGTTGCCACGACCGGGAACGAGAGATAGATGCTGGTGAGAAACCGCAACCCATGAGAGGCAAAGAGTAACTTCCGTCATGACGATCACTACGTTCATGCCGAGGATTTGTGCGAAGTGCGGATCTCCCTACGAGGGAACGAGAATGCTTTGCGATGCCTGCCGTGTCGGCAAGTGCCCGACGTGCGGAGGCCCGCTGATACAGACGAGGGGCGTCGGTCACGTCTACAGGTACTGCTCCTACGAATGCCGGAACAAGGGGCGCAAGGGCATCCCCCTCAAGGGTAAAGTGATTGTCTCTTGCGAAGTCTGCGGGGAAAGATTCCCAGTATTCCCGTCTCGGGTAGGCGAGACAAAGTACTGCTCTAAAAAATGCGGGCGTGTCGGGATGAGCAAGAGCCTATCTGCGGCTGGGTTGAAACTTCGCGCCGATCCGGCATATCGAGCGGCGCAGTCGACAAGGACAGCAGCCTCTTGGCTGGACATAGAGAAACGCGCAAAACACTTGGAGTCAGTGCGAACACCTGAGCATCGTAGGCTGAGATCCAAGATTGGCAAGGAGCAATGGGAAGCTCCCGATTGCAAAGCCAGAGTCGCACTACGCACCTTTCTGGATTCTCCGAAATTCCACCAAAGCATGCTCATGCGCAAGTTGCCAGCGTGGCCCAAGTGGACTTCCTACGTCGATTCAAGGGGAACCGAGCATCGCTTCCGTTCTTCGTGGGAAGCCGACTGGGCCAAGTGGTTCGACTATTTAGGACTCGAATGGAAGTACGAACCCAAGCGGTTCGATCTCGGCCCGCACCGTCTAGGTGTTTACACACCAGACTTTCACGTGCAGACACCGTTCGGTGCGTGCTACGTCGAGGCGCACCGGATGGAAACCATTCGTCCGGGAGATGAGAAGAAGGTCGCCAAGCTCAAGAAGATCGCCGCAGAAGGCATCTTGGATCTTCCGCTCGTGCTCATGGGAGAATCTCAGATCAAGGGCATGCGCAAGGCGATGCGGGAGCGCGAGATCGACTCAGGCAAGAAGCCCGAACCGATGCCGGGGGAAAAGTAGTGGCCAGCCTCTTTCCCTGCGTCGACACCTTCATCGACGAGTTCGAGAAGCTCCTGCCGTGCGAGCGCGAGAAGGTTCTCGGCGAGATGGCCGCGTTCTTGACGGCCTACCACGAAGGCAGGGAGGAAGCGTTCGCCGATTCCGAAGACGAGCCACGGGTGCTGAGCGAAGCCTCGGCTCACACGCTGGCCGAGATGATGAACTACTTCGGGGTTCGCCCGAACGGGCCGCTGTCATGATCCGTGAGGTCAGCAAGGGCCGCTTCCAACTCTGGACTTCCGACGGCAAGCGTCCACTCGGCAAGGTCGGAACGCGCGAGAAAGCGGTCTCCCAGGAGCGCGCCATCAAGGCCCGGCAGTCGAAGGGCAAGTAATGCTGAAGACCGTCTCGCTCCGACAGCTTCGGCGCTCGGTCACCGAGGCGGCGCAAGATTCTGAGTGCGCGTATCCCCGCGGCGTCGTTCGTCCCATCACCCGGGCCGACTGCGCCGGTGGCCAGCGGCCCTGCCCGTTCGTGAGCTGCAGCGAATTCGGTATTAGTCTCCAGAGCATTCACCGAATTCTCAATCGCAGGCAATGGGCACATGTGCAACCGGAGGCACCCAATGGCGTCTTTATATGAGGACGTCATTTCGGCTCATCGTCGGACATTGGACCGACTGATAGATCGTGGTTCCGTAGAGAGGTTGCGATCAGTTTACGTAAAGGCCGCTTCCGAGGTTATGGCCAAGTTGGAACGATTGGGGAAAGGTTCAACCAGTTTTTCTCACCATCACCTTCAGATGGCGCTGGCCCAATTGAAAGCCGGGCAACTCTATGTGGACGACCAGATGATCGGCGAACTGAACTCAGCTACCAGAGAGGCCCAGGTCGAATCGCTCCACATGCTCGTCAGAGATTATAAACGCCTTGAAAAGCACTTCACGGGTCACGCGCCCGTCCTGCCCATCGAGGAAGCGGCACGGTTTGCCGGGGTGATTGATAAGAGCAGAAGCTCACTCCTGCGCCAGCACGCCACCAGTATCAAGCGGTACGGCGCGGCCGTCATCGACCAGACCCAGGACGCGATGGCGCTGTCGCTGGCGTCGGGGGAAAACCTCGACGGGGCCATCGGACGAGTTCACGAGGTCATCGGCGGGAACTTCTGGCGAGCGGAGATGGTGGCGCGTACGGAGTGCGCGTTCGGTGCCAACGTCGTCCACAGCGATGGCATCAAGGAGATTGCGACAGACGACGCGGATCTGTGGATGCAGTGGACGGAGTTTTGCTCACCCGATGGAAAACCGCTTGATGATCGCGTAGGAGTTGATAGCATCAGTCTCGCGGGGCAGGTGGTGAAGCCGGGCGGACTGTTTGTCATGCCGCCGACGGCACCCTTCCCAGACGCGAAAGGAAACGTCAAAGTGAGCGAATCTTTGGTGGGAAAATCGTGGGAGTTTCCTCCGAATCGCCCGAATGACAGGGCCACGATTTTGCCCTGGAAGAAAGAGTGGAGGAGCCCAGGTTGGCAATATAAAGCGGGCAGGAGAGTTCCGGTTTGAATAGCGACAGCGAACTTCAACGGCGCTATGGAAGGTGGACCGTTGTCTCCGAGGAGGAATCTGGTCAGCGGAACGCGCTCAAGGCTCTCATGGCTCGGCGGCAACGCCTCGGCATCACCTTTTGGATGTTGTCTCGGTGAACGGCCGGCGCGCTCCCGCCTAGCCGCGCAAGTGGTGGTAGATCCCAGCCTCCGGGTTCTCCCCGGGCTTGATGTCCTGGCGAATCTCGACCGGCGGCTCGTGAGGTCCGTCGTAGAACATCGAGTAATCCCTGAACGCTCGCCCCAGCATCTTGCGTTCGGTGGCCGGGCCGGCGTCGAGCCAGTCGGCGCCCGCCTTGAGCTTACCGGCCCGCAGCCGCAGCAGTGACTCGAAGTACTCCTCGTAGGCGGCACCCACGCGCTCGAAGTTGTTGTTGCGCTCGACCCAGGCGCGGCACGTGAACGGGTCGATTCTGTCGGCGTTGCGGGCCGCCCACACGTACTCGTCGAAGGTGTTACAGCGCCATCCCGTGTAGCCGTGAACGACCGTCTCGGTGAAGCCGCCGAAGTCGCTGGAGATCACAGGGCACCCCGACGCCATCGCTTCGAGCGCGACCGCGCCGAGCGGTTCCACGTAGCGAGTAGGCGACAGCAACGCCTTCGCGGATCGCATGAGTTCGCGACGCACCTTCAGCGACGAGATGCCGGCGTACTTGGCGCCCTGGGGCCACTCGGCCACGAACGGGGAAGCATCGCCGCGGCCCGTGAGGATGATGGGCGTCTGGAGTTCCCGCGCGACCTGCACGGCGATGCGGACCCCCTTGGGCTCCAGCATGCGCGTCTGCACCAGGAAGAAGTCTTGCTTGTCCCTTGTCGGCACGACCGGGCCGAACAGGTCCAGGTTGAGCCCCAGCGGAATGACCTGCCTGTACCACTTGTCGCCGCCCCAGTTGCCCTCGAGGCCCTCGTGGAAGTGCCGCCAAGCGTTCGACAGATACACGCGGAACGGTGAGACGGCCTTCGGGTAGCCGATCCCGACCTCCACCACGATCTGCGGCAGGTCCTTGATGGCGGGCTCGTAGGGGCAGAGCGTCGCCACGATAGAGCTGTAGGGCTCGCCCCCGCGGGCCAGGACGATCTGGCGGACCTTCGCCGCGAAGTCGTTCCAGTGCTTCCCGTAGGCGTGGTCGATCGACAGGATGAACGGCTCCAGCGGCCCACGCGACCCGTACAGTACGCGCCAGACCTCCTCGCTGGCGCCGTCGACGTGCTCGACCCCGGCGGGCACCACGCTCCCAGGCATTCCGATGTGGATGACCTCGTGGCCGCGGTCCACCATCATCTTGGCGAAGTACCAGAGTTGCTCGGTGAACGGGCAGACGTTGACCAGGTCCTCGTCGCGAGGATCGATGGTCTGTGTATGGGCGAAACCTGTTACAAAAATTCGCATGAGTTACCCCTTGAATCCCGGTGGCCTGCCCTGCCACGCCGGCTCGGGTGCCGGTGGCAGCGTGTCGCCGTCGTCCGGCATCGGGCAGGGCAAGACGATCATGCTGACCTTCTTCGCCCGGGCGTCGGCCTTGTCCCGATCCGACCAGACCGAATCGACGGCGTTGCAGCAGTGGACGACATAGACGGTCTTCAATGCTCGGTGTCTTTCTTATAAGGATTTTCGCATCCGGCTTCCGACGCAAACGCGAAAAACTTCTTGCTGCGCGAGGGATGACGTAGCTTGCGCAGGGCCATCTCTTGGATCTGGCGAATCCTCTCCGGGCTCTTACCTAGTGATACGCCTATTTCGTCCAATGTTTTGTCTGCATCTCCGCCAAGCCCAAACCGTTCCGTAAGGACTTCGCTCTCAATCGGACTCAAGCTCATCAGAGCCTCGCCCATTAGACCCTCTAGCTGCTTGCGTTCCATTTCAAACTGCGGACCAAGTGCATCTCGCCTGAGCGAGTCTGGAATCAGCGCTCTTATTTCCTCAGCGTCGAATGAGCGCTCTGCCATTGGCTTGTCCACGGCCAGCACCACTTCTGGAAACAGATCCTCGGGCAGAACTCGGTAGAACTTCGCCAGCAACTGCGCACTCGGGCACCATCCGCTTTTGTCTTTCTTACTGGTGGGGGTACACCTGAGATTCTCCAGACTGACGTATACGCCATACGACATCCCAACTTTCTCGGACAGTTCGATCGTGCTGAGCCCGAGCGCTTCCCGCCTTGCCTTCAGCAAGTTGTTCTGAAGCTTCACGACCATACGAATCGCTTTCATCGGGTTTTCGGGGCGGAAACCCCGTCCTTTAGGGCGGGGAGGAAGTCAAGGTAGGCACACGATGTCGTATTCCCGCTTGCCGTCGTAGGGGTTGAACGGAACCCCCGTGCGGATGTCATGGCAGCGCGGGTACTCCAGCCAGCACAGTTCCCGGTGTAGCCCCGCGATGGATGAGCCCGCGGCCTCCAGGGCGGCGCCGTTGACCTCGATGACCATGATGGGGCAGCACCGCAGGATCGTCATGCGGGCGCCCCGCAGTGCCCGGACCTCGTGCCCCTCGACGTCCCACTTGATGAGCGCGGGCGAAAGCCCCAACGAATCCAGCGTGCCGACGATGATCGTCGTGCCACCCCTCGGCGTGATGCGACTCGCGCCCACGTTCGGATCTCGCGCTATCGACGTCTGCACCTCACAGTCAGAGAGACCCCAGTTGTAGAGCTTCGCGTTCGCCAATTCCCCGCAGTTATGCTGGAGGCACGCGAACGACTCGGGCTGTGGCTCGAACGCATGGACGACGCCGGCCTTGGTGGCATAGGCCGCCGTGTGGTCGCCGAGACTCGCGCCTGCATCGACCACCACGCTGCCCTCGGGTATCAAATCCAGCACCAGCGGAATGAGCCCGCACAGGTCGGCGTCGAGACGGTGTTCCTGTTCGATCCACCGGCTCAGGTGCGTGTCTTCCTTCAGGACGGCGATCCTTTGCTCGCCTTCGAGGCCGGGGATTGTGCCGGGGGTGTGGATGATGGTCACGGAGACTTCCCCGCCGCGTCCCGCTCGGTCAGCATCTTCTCCAGCAGCAGCGCGGTCCCCGCGTGAATCAGCGACCCCTGGGCGGCGCGCTCTATCGAGTGCCGACAGAGAGGCTTCAGGTGCCGGGCCGCTTGGCAGATGCCCTGATCGTCGATGATGGCCTTGAGCCTCGCCTGGTGCTCGGGCTTGAGCGCGACCGTGTTTTTCTGCTTCATGCCCGCCACGGTATCACAATCCGCAGCCAATAGACAACATGCAACAAACACCATGTTTGTTGGTGGCTGAAATCGTGAGGTAGCTTACTCGTGATACGCTGCCAGTCTGACCAAGTTGTGTTACCCGTAAAGGTACACGACCATGGCCAGCCAAGTAGATCCGAAGAAACTCCAGGACCTATTGAAAAACTCCCAGACGTCGGTGCCCGAGCCCGACGACGAGGAGGACGAGCCGGGAGGCACGACGGACGAAGCGGCTGGCGGCGACGAGGAAGAGACCGACGACGAGGAGCCCGAAAAGGAGGAGGCCACCGTCGAGTCGATCGCCGAGGACCTGAAGCCCGCCGTCGCGACCATCAACGAGATCATCGACGAGTTCCGCACCGGCACCGACGCGCAGCCCAAGGCGGGTGTCGAGCAGCTCGAAGAGGAACTGGACGCCGAGACGATTCACGACTTCTGCGCCTGGACCGACGAGGCCGGCAAGAAGGACTTCCGGGCGTTGGGCGAGCAGCTCGACCTCGAAGACGTCGACGGTTTCGTGGGCTGGTGCCGCGCAGTTCGCAAGATGGAAGAGGAAGGCACCGGCGAAGGTGGAGGCGACGAGGAAGAGGTCGAGACGGAGCCCGGGGGTGACGAAGGTGGTGGCGGAGACGAGAACGAAGCCGTCGAGACACTCGAGGACGAGTGATGCCAGGCAACCTCAAGCGCCCCCAGGCCGAGCCCGCCATCGGGACCGTCAACACGGATTTGTCGCGGACCCAGGCGCCCGCCGATCCGCGATTCGTTCGCGACGACGAGGCGCTGCCGCCACCGGACGCCACGGGGCTCTCGGCCAGCGCAGGCAAGGTCGTGGCCAAGACGCCATCGCTCCCGAGCGACCTCGCGGGATACCCGAGAAACAAGCCGGCGTTCGTCGCGACGCCGAGAAAGCGCACCTGAGATGAGCACGCAAGCCATGTCCCCGGGCCGGCGCAGGGCGCTCGCGCTCTCGGGATCGAAGATTCGCCCGGACGTTCAGTACGCGGCACCCGACGGCCATCCGATGGGACCGGGCGTGCCGGCGCAACTGGCCACCAAAGTCGAGAAACCTTTGCTCGAAACCGGGAGCACCAAAGCCCCCGCGGCCGAGCGTCGTTTGCCGTTCGCGGCGCGAAAGTAACCACCGAGGAGAACCCCATGTCCGAGATCAAAGACCCCGTGAAAGAGTACGACGCCCAGCACGGCACCCCCAAGGGCGAGACGCCGTTGGAGCCCGACACGGCTTCGACCGCGATGCCGACCAACGAAAAACCGTTCCCGTTCAAGTCCACGTCCGGCGGCGCTTCGTAGTCGCGGGCTGGAACCATCACACCCTTCAGGAGAAGAACCAATGTCCAGCACCGTCACGAAAGTCAACACCGTCCGCGACAACATGAACTCCAGCAAGCTCGGCGTCCAGGCCGACGCAGAACTCAAGGCCCCGCTGGGTGACATCCTGTCGATCCTACTCGACACCCGCAACCCCAGCGTGACGGTGTCGGGCACGACCGTCGGCAGCGCCGTCACGCCGTCGTCCGTCGCGGTCTCGGCCGCCACGGCAGTCTCGCCCGCGTCCGCCGCATATGCGACGGGCGACCAGACGACCCTGGCGAACCTGGCGAACGCCCTGCGGACAGAGCTGAACCTGGCCGTGACCGACATCGCCAACATCGGCGCGCTGCTGAATCAGGCGCGAGCCGACATCCTGAATCTGCGGTCGGCTCTCGCGGCCGTCACGACCGGCGGGGTCATCGGCGGCGCGACCGAGACCGGCAAGTCCGTCACATCCAGTACGGGCGTCTGCGCGGCACTCAGCCAGGCCCCGACGACCAACGGCCTCATCACCGTCAACGCCACCGCGGGCACCAGCACGGGCGTCAAGAAGATCATGACCAACCCGACCCGTCTGCCGAACCCCGGCGAAGTCTACTGGGACGGCGGCGTGAACCTGACGTTCAACATCGCCGATGCCGTCACGTCCTGCGACGTGATCTACAGCAAGAGCGACCTGTCCCAGTCGGCCTCTTGCCTGATGCGCTCGATGCCCGAGTAGTCCCCGAACCACCTTCAACAATGAGTTTTCTTCGCGCGACATACGCCATCCCCGGATCCACCGGGGGCGTCTCTGCCGCGCACAACGTGACTCGATACCCCGCGAGCAGCCGCCCGTTGAAGTCGTCACTCGTGACGACGGCGACGATACAGCCGGATGACCGCGACGTAGACGAGTAGCCCCGACGAGGAGCGAGTCATGGCAACCGAACCAGTAGCAGCAAACCAACCAGCGAACCCACCCGACCCAGCAGCAGCCCCGCCCGGGGCACCAGCGGCAGCGGCCCCAGCGCCCGCGCAGCCGGCCCAGCAAGGCAAGAACGTCATCCTCCCGAGCCGCGCCTTCACCGAGCGATTGAAGAAGGCGGAGGAAAAGGGCAGGACGGCGTATCAGGCCGAGCTGGACAAGCAGGCGCAGGAGCGAGGCTTCGCCAACCATGCGGCCATGCTCCAGCACCTGGACGCACAGCGAACGACCCGAACGGCACCACGTCCGGCGGCCCCGGCCGCACCGGCGGCAGGTGATCCACCGGCCCCGCCCAAGAATCGCAATGACCGTCAGGCCATGGCGAAGTACGAGCAGGACAAGGCCAAGTGGAAGCGCGAGCAAGACCGGAAGGACGCCGAGATCCGCGAACAGAAGCGGCTGCGGCGCAAGGCAGAGAACCGGGCCAACGCCATTGAGGTGAAGGCCACCCTGGAACGCATCGCCCACGGCGTCGGGATCAAGGACACGGATTACGCCGTGACCTTGTTCACGCGCGCCCACGAAGGCAAGACCGAAGACGAACTGAAGGGGCTCGACGAAGAGGCGTTCTTCAAAGGTCTTCGGACACAGCATCCGTATCTGTTCGGCGAAGTCACTGTACCGGCCACCACGGGTACGAGCGGACCCGTGCCAGGCTCGCACGCGGCACCACGACCAGGCGCCACGGCGGCAGCGGCAGGAGCAGCGGGCAAAGTCGACGTCAGGGAGATGACGAAGCCGGAGTTCGAGGAGTACAAGCGCGCCAGGGGGATCCGAACCGCATCGACCGGGCTGGGGTAACGAGGGGCACGGGGGCTGACAGGCATCACCACAACCGAGAGAGAAAGAGGAAACCATGGACTTCTCAGTCATTCAGCCAGATCCGACGATCCGAGCCCTCGTGCAAGACAACGCGCTCATCCGCGAGTTCAAGGACGCGCTGTACCCGCGCAACCTGTTCCGCGGTGAGGCCGCCCCGGTGTTGCAGCCGGGACAAGCCGGTGATCAGTTCATCTTCACCGGGAACGGCCTGATGGCGCCCTCCACCAATCCGCTGCCTCCAGGGAAGGAGCCCGAGCCGTCTCCGTTCGACAAGGAACAATGGAACATGCAGTTACACCAGTACGCGAACCGCTGCCCCGACACCAGCATGCCGACCAGCATCGTGGCGATCGCGAACCTGTTCACCAACAACGTCCACCAGCTCGGCCTGAACGCCGCGCAGTCGCTCAACCGCGTCGTGCGCGACCGGCTCTACAACGCCGGCATGAGCGGTTGGACCGTCGCGAACGGCGTCACCGCCTCCGGGACCAGCCTCCCGGTCATGCGGCTCAACGGCTTCACGACCGCGCGTCGCCCCGACCTGACGGCCGGAAGCCCCGTGCAGTACTCGGCGGTGTCGTCCTCGAACCCGCTGCCCATCAGCTACATCGGCACCGATGGGAACGTTCACACGGTCAACGTCGTCAACTTCACGTCGACATTCGAAGGCGACGTGGTTGGCCCCGGCACCCTCACGACCGACGTGAGTTTGCCGGTCGGGATCTTGAACCGCGGCGTGATCTGGAGCAACGACGCCACCTACATGGTGCGGAGCGGTGGCGGCAACGGCATCGACTCTCTGACGAGCACGACCAGCAACGGGTTTACGTTCGACCTGTTCCGCGCGGCCATCGGTCGCCTGGAAGACAGCAACGTGCCGAAGATGCCGGACGGCTTCTACCACAGCCACTTCAACAGCTACTCGAAGAACCAGCTTTTCAGCAGTGACGAGAGCCAGAAGCTCCTGACCTCGCTGCCTGACTACTACTGGTTCAAGGAGTTCGCGCTGGGCGACATCCTCGGAACCCTCGTGTTCCAGGACACCGAGACCCCGCGGTCCAGCACCGTGGCGGGCGGCATCCAGAACGTCTACAACGGCGACGCCCGCAAGGGCGAGCGGTTCGGCGGCGAGATGTGGAACGCCAGCAAGCTGGAAGTCCAGCGCCCGATCTTCATCGGCGCCGAGGCGGTGTACGAGTACTACGCCGACCTGCGCGGCCTCATCACCGAGGCCGGGCTCAACGGCGAGGTGGGCGACTTCAGCCAGCTCACCAACAACGGCGTGGAAGTCAACGCCGACCGCGTGCAGGTCTACCTGCGCGCCCCCGTGAACGTGATGGGCGACCTCGTGACCGGCATCTGGAAGACCATCATGGACTGGCCCTGCAGGACCGACGGTGCGACCGGGGATACCGCTCGCTACAAGAGGATCTGCGTCGTCGAGCACGTCTAGTCACGTGCGCGACCTCGGGACCAATCATGTTCGGACCAGGGACATGCTCGACACGAACGGCGACGGCGCCGTCGGGTATGTCCCTGTCGAGTTTGCCCTTCGGGGCAATTAAAGGGCCTGGGCTCTTTTTGAGCCGTAACCACTCGCGGTCGTGTCGCAGTGGTCTGGCCCGCCAGCGTGGTGGCGGCGCTTCGGCGCCTGCCCATACGAACGCGCTGGATAGCCGCACTTGTCGCCGGATGGTCGCGGATACGCGCTCGCTTGGTCTGGTCACTCAGCGAGAGCGCCCGCCTTTGATGGCGAACTCCAACGGGCCTCGTGCCTTGCTGGAGATGTTGTGCGGCGCTCGGGGAGCACGGAACCCTGCCTGTGGCATCGGAACCGCGATCCCCTCTGGCGGCCCCACTGCTAGTCGGTGGTCGGTGGCTTCGGCCATGACGTCGGACTCTCGCATGAGCAGAACCCATCGTCGTGGGACAAACGACGTATCTGCACGCGCCGGAGTTCAACGCCCCGCCTCTTTTCGACCAGCAGCAGGAGAGACCCCATGAGCCTACTGAGCGACAAGGCAGCGCAGCGAGCCGCGGCGACCCGCAAGCCCGCCGAACCATCGAAGACGAGTGAGCCTGCGGCCCCAGCGGACCCGCTGGCCGACGTCGTGGTGTCGGCTGAGGAGTTCACGCGGTCCAAGACCGAGGGGCTGGACGTGGTCGTGGACCCGCCACCCACGCCACCCCCTGCCGCCGAAGAACCGAAGGCCAAGGAGCAACCCAAGCCCACGCGCGTGCGGGTCCTGGAGCCCGGCAAGATCATGCTGGGCGGCTGCATGCAGCGATTCAAGCGCGGCGCCATTCTGGACCAGCGCCACTACGATCCCGAGCACTTCCGTCAGCTTCTGACGGTTCTCACGACGGAGCCGGTCACGGGGTAGCATGCTGAGCCCCGCCGAAAGAGTCCGGGTCAAGTACCACCTGGGGTATCCCTTGCTGTCTGCTGTCCCGGCGCTGAACGCCGGCATCCCGGTCTCGACCCCCATGTTGAGCATCGTGGATCTGGCGATGAACAGCCTTCTGCCCGACGGCGAGCCGATGGTGCGGGAGCAAATCGCCCGCTGCGACCAACTCGACCAGGCCATCATCGACGCTCAGATCCGCATGCAGGTCAGCAAGGTCGACGGCGTGGAGATGCGGGAACACGAGACTGACCTCCTCGACGTGGAGTATGCGCGGCAAGCGGCGCGCCTATCGGACATCCTGCACGCCCCGTTCTATCCGTTCTCGACCCGCTACAGGTCGATGCAGCAGTTGGGGCTTGGTGGACGAGTTCAGACCGGCATGATCGGAGTCGCCTGATGTCGATCCCATCGTTCGTCAAGCACTCGGGGGTCGCGGTCAGCCAGGACTGCTCGGGCGGCAACTTCGGCATCGGCCCAATCGACACCAGCTTCGGCATCACGTGCGCGGCGCAAAAGAGCGGGCAGGACGACGTCGTGAACGCCACCAGCGGGTCGCCCCTGGTGCTCCCACTGGAGAATGTCGCGAAGGTGCGGGTCCTCATCATCGCCGTCTCGGGCAACAGCGTGACGCTGCAACTGACGAGCGCCGCGGGCAACAACCAGGCGATCCCACTGAGCAGCGGCGGTATGCAGATTCACTTCGCGCCGACGGTAGGCGACGAGTACACCGCCATTTCGATTATCGGCAACGGCGCGACCGTCAATTACTTCATCGCGGGGGACCTGTCCTGATGCTGGCCGACCGCACGACCCCGAGCGACCCGCTGGCCGAAGTGCCGGCCCTGTCGGGGCAGGTGCATCCGGTGCCGGCCGGTCGGCGGACCCTCATGGAGTCGCTGGTGCCAGCAGTTGATCGCGCCCGTCAGACTCGCAACGACTTGGGGCTCGCGCCGTATCGCGTGTTCCTGGTTCACTGGCGCTGGCCCGGCAAGCGCGGCGTCGGACGACCCGTCGAGACTTCGCGAGTCGAGATCCTGCCGACTCCCAGGGTCCAGGACATGCTCAGCACGTCCATGGGGCTGTCGGCGTTCGGCATCACGGAGGCCGGCGGTCTGTTCGTGGATCGCATCAGCCCGCGATTCAGCGAAGCGGACCTGCGCGGCTTGACGCCCGACCTTCTGGACCCGGTACGCCCGCAGACTATGAGCGGCCACGCCGAGTTCTTCTGGGAGGTGCGGGAGAGTCGCCGGACCAATCCGCCGACCAAGCCCCGTCGCTACACCGTGAGCGGCGTCCCGATGCTGGCCAAGGGCGGTCTTCAGTGGCGCGTGAATCTGGCGAAACAGGACACGTCGTTTGAAGTCGAGCCCGAGGTGGCGTCGTGATTCGCACGGTCCACCTCCGGGATCTGGGCGGCTACGTGTCGCGCATCCCCAAGGAGCGCCACGCGGCGGCCGTGCGGGGAGTCCGCCGGTGTATGCGGCAGCGCGGGCGAGTCATCGTCAACGAGGAGATCAACGCCACGAAGCCCCGGCCGCCCGTCGACCGTCGCACCTACGCGAACTCCTGGGAGACGCTGGCGATCGAGAACGGTTGCCGCATCTACTCGACGGACCCCAAGGCGTCGATCGTGGACCGCGGCCGGCGCCCTGGCGCGGGCGTGAGCCGCGCCGGCATCGAGGCCCTGATGGGCTGGGTTCACCGGCATGGCATGGATACCGTGTCGGCTCCTGCCGCTCAGCGGGTCGCGCGCCAGCAGATGATGCAGCGGGCGCTGGGGATTCGCGCCATCACCAAGGCGGTCGCCAAACGTGAGCAAGTCGGCGCAGCGGCCCGTTCCATCGCCTACGCGATCGCGGGCGCCATCAAGAAGCGCGGTCTGTGGATGCCGAAGGGCCTACGGGTGTTTGAGCGCGCCAGCCGGAGGATCGTCGAAGAGTGCCGCGCGGCCGTCCACATGGCGATCGCGGGCGCCGAGTTCCAGGAGCGGCACTAATGTACGCCTCCCAATACTCGACCTCGGCCACGATGGACGTGCGGGACGCCTGCGCGCTGGCGCTCTCTCGGGTCATCGAGCGCATCGACACTATGATCGGCGGCCAGCGCATCAAGTTCAACCACGTGTTCGACGAGTGGCCGACCACACAGGATCAGTACGACCCACCGGCCGCGTGCATCGTGGCGCCTCCCGAGTGGGAATACTCCGACAGTGGCGAGCCGAAACTGCTGGAGGACACGGTTCAAAGCGTCGTGACCGCCACGACGGATCCACCCTCCTATGGCCTCTACAAGACCGCCGAGATGCTCGACCAGTTCGGTCTGCAGATCCGGGCGGGCTCATCGGCCATGCGGTCCATGCTGAAGTTGGCCGTCGAGGATGCCTTCCAGCTTCGCGAAGCCGCCATGTACCCCGCGGGGCAGCGGTACGGCCTGCAGTTGCCGCTCCCCGAGTATTGGGGGATGACGGCTCGGGCCTCACTGCAGAAGGGCAGCAACACCGACTCGGAAGACGCGGCCATGCGAAACCAGCGTGAGGCCAGCTTCGTGATTTCCATGCAGGCCCCCAAGGTACAGCTCATGGCCGTCTGGCCCATGAGCATCACTGTGACCGAAAAGACCCTCACCGGCGACGGGCGACTCATCAACAGCGCCAGCATCACGCCGACCTCCACGCCTCCCACCATGACCAGGAGCTAGTCCCATGTTCATTTACCGCACGACCACGATGCCGACCCTCGCGAAGCTCATGGAATTGGAGCGGATCGTCGCCATCGACGGAGCCGGCCCCAATCAGCCCGTCAGTGGCGGAACCGTTCGGGCCGTCGTGGTGGGGGAGTGTCTTCAGGGTCCGTTCGTCCCCACGGTCGTGAACGCCCCGAGCGACATCACCAACTACTTCGTCGGCAACCCCGACAACTTCGACATCATCAGCCAGAGCGGGTTCGACCCGACGACGGCCGTGCAGGACGGTTCCGGCGTGGCGTTCGACGGGAACCTCTCGGCAGAACTGAAGGGCAAGACGTTCAGTGGACTGGTGATCCAGCGCGTCGACTGCGACATGGTCCAGGGCGATTCGTCGACCACCAAGGCGTACATGGCGTTCACCGTCACGGTGGCATCTGCTGACCAGGTGGCGACGGGCGGGACATACGGTTCGACCAACAAGGAGATCGTGATTCCGTCGGGCACGCGGTTCGGCAACGCCGCCCTCGGGAGCGCGGCCGAAATCGTCGCGCTGTCGCAACAGATCACGATTCCAGCCGGGACCCCCCTCACGGCCGCGAACGTCATCGCCTGCGCCATCAGTTTCACGCAAGACCCGGCGAGTGCCCAGCTCACCTACGTGACCAGCGGAGCCACGACGGGCGCCACGGCGTTCTACGTGAAGGGCACGGCGGCGGCATCGGCCGTCATCACGACCGCCATCGACACCACGATCCCGGGTGTCCAGTCGACCATTTCGGCCAGTGGGGTCAGCACCATCGGACTCGCCGGAACCGGCGTTGCGGCCCACGCGCCCGCGGGCGGCGGCGCGGCCCCGAGTCCCGACACGCTCGCGAACCGCATCACCCTCAACTACGCGGCGGCCATCACCAAGACGTTGCCGGGTGTTCTCGCGACCAATGACATCGTGGCGATCTGGTCGGCGCGCAACTACCAGACCAACGGCTTGACTCCCGACGGCGCCAAGACGATGCGGTTGAACCTCTGGAACAATGCGATTCAGTCCAGCACGGTCGGACGCGGGCGCGTCGCCTGCGTGACCTCGGCCCCGGCGACCAGCAGCACCAGCACCGAGCAGACGACCGTGAAGGGCGTCTACGAGGGCCTGGTGGCGAACGACGTCATCACGGGCGCCGACGCCGACCGCTACTGGCTCAGTGGTCCCTACGTCCAGGTCTTCAGCACCGAACTGAACGCCGACATCGTCATCAGTGTCTGCGGCAGCCGGGCCTGCATGAAGGTCAATCTGGCGAACAACGGTCAGTCCGAATACCAGACCAGCGTGGGCAGCCCCGAGAACGCCAGCATCCAAGCCGTCGACGCTCAGGAGCCTTGCTTCGCCGCCAACCCCATGCAGGACGCGGACTTCGTCGCCATGAAGGCGGCTGGGGTCGCGTGGTTCGTGCAGGATCGCGTTGCCGGCTGGTGGTTCTACAGCGGCGTCACCGCGGCGAACCCGATCACCTACGAGAACCGCGTCTCCGACAACCGCCGCAGCTTCGCGGACGAGATCCAGGACATGATCTTCGGGCTGGGCACGCCCTACTCGAAGAAGCCCGGTACTCCGCAGCGGGCCGACTCCTACATGCAGGACATCACGACCTACGTGGACAACCTCGTGAATCCACCGGTCGGCGACAGCCGCGCGATGGCGGCGCAGGTGCTCGACGGCGCAGCAGCGGGCAACAGCCAGGATCTCAACTCCCACGGCGTCTATCTGTTCGAGGCCGACGTGACGATGTACGGCGATATGAACGACATCGTCATCAAGACCATGATCGGCCCGAACGTCATCATCAGCCAGGCCACCTCGACGGCCGGCACGTAAGGAGCGACCATGTCGTCTGACTACCGAGTTCTAGGCCGAGACACCAACATCCGGGTCACTCAGAGCGGGATCCTCCTGACCGAGATCACCGCCATCAAGAACCTGGACGTCGGCCCCGAGTTGACCTTGCTGTCCGAGGGCTTCCTGGGCGAGCAGGCCGACCGCCACCGGGAAGTCTTCAAGGCGGTGGATGTCAGCTTCGTCGTCGAGCCCGAGGGTGAGTCGATCTTCCAGCTGCAAAACGCCATCTACCAGCGGGCGCGAAGCGGGCAGGCCAACGCCCTCCAGATCAACCTGGGGTACAGAATCCAGTTCCCATCGGGCGTCATCTTCCGCATGACCCTGCCGGACCTGAAGTTCTCCGACCCCGGCAAGCTCGCGAACGCGGGCCGCGAGTCGTTCCTCGCCATGAGCTTCGCGGGCAAGACCGACCGCTACATCCCGAATTTTACGTAACCGACCCAACGACAGAGGAGGCCACCGATGTCAGACAATCCGATGACCCTTGGGGCGCAGGCGGCTGCCGCCATCTCGTCCCTTCCCCGCAAGACCTGGACGATCCCGGAGTCGGCCCGCAATGGCACGACCGACCCCGGCACCATCACGCTTCGCCACTTGACGTTTGCCGAAGAGAAGGCGGCGCTGGAAGCGCACGAGCACGGCGGTGGCAGCTATCTCCCCGAAGGAGCGATGCGCGCCCTCTGTGCCGCCGACGGCAAGCCCCTGACGTGGACCGACAATCAGATCGAGAGCTTCTTCAAATCTCTGTCACCCAAGACCCGCGACCTCGTCGAGCGTGCCTTCGGTAACTTCTGCATCCCGAACAAGAAGGAACAGGACGATTTTTTAGCCAGCGGGACAACCGAACCGTCAGCGCAAAACTCCTAGACTCACTGTGGGACGACGTCGTCTACATAGCTCGATACGGACACCAACCCTTCAGCGAAATAGTCAGCCGACCGCGTTCTGAAATCACCAAGATCAAAGAAGCCCTCGGGCGGCTGGTGGACCAAGAGAACAGCAAGCGAACCACCTAAGCCAGCATGTCCGACAACACGACACACGTTGAGGGTCTGGACTTCACGGTCCAGGACCACGCGACGGCGCCCGCCGAGCACATGGCGAAGGCGTTCGAGCGCGTTCACCACGCGGCCGAGGCGACGACCCGCAAGCTCGGCGAGATGACCCATCACGCCGCCATGTCGGGGCTGGCGATGGTGGGACTCGGGTTCGGGTTCCGCGAAGTCGCGAAGTTCGCGGGCGACGCCAATCTCGAACTCGAACACGCGGCCAAGAAGATCGCGGGTGTCCAGTTCGCGTTCAGCAATTGGAAGGCGGGGACCACCGGACAGGAGAAGTGGAACGAGTCCATGGTGGACGCCTCCCGCATCCTGGCGAAGCTGGAGCCCGCCGTGTCCAGACTGAAGATGACCAGAGCCGATCTGGCCGAGATCTACAAGTCTCAGGCGATGATGTCGGAGCGGTATCGGCAGAGCGAGGCCCAGCAGCTCGACCTGACGGAGAAGCTGGGCGCCACCCAGAAGGTGCTGGGCATCAATGCCGAGGCGGCCGGCGACATGATCGCCCGGGCCGCCATGACGGGCGCCATCCCACTGCGCAGTCAACTCGGTCGTTATCTGGCGGCCAGCGTCGGCGATCTCAAGAAGTTCAAGCACGAGTCGGAGGCGTTGCGGTTCGAGAAGCTCAAGAAGGCGCTGGGCGACATGCTGCCGGCTGCGGCCGGGATGGGGAAGGGGATCGAGGGCAGCATGTTCGACGCCAAGAAGGCCCTGAACGACTTGACCCGCGACCTGACCGGCCCGGTATTCCAGCAGGTCACGAAGGACGTGGCCGAATGGGCACACAAACTGGCCGAAGTGCGGGAGAACGGCCAGAGTGCCGCGGCCGAATGGGGTGGGAAGCTCGTGACGGCGTTCGGCTACCTGAAGGACGCGACGGCCTTCATCGCCGACCACTGGAAGACCATCGCGGGCATCTGGGTCGCGACGAAGCTCACTGGGGGGCTACAGGGGCTCTCGACGAAATTCGGCGCGGCAGGAGCGGCGGCGGGCGGCGCAAGCGCGACCGGCACAATGAACGTCTCGGCCGGCGTCGTGAACGTGTCGGGTGGCGCCGCCGCGGCCCTGGGCGGGACGACGGCCGCGGCCATCGGCGACAAGCTGAAGCCAGGACTCGCCAGCACGGTGGGGAAGCTGGCGGGCTTTGCCGCGAAGGCCGGCATGGTCACGGAAGCGCTTGGCGGGCTCTATCTGGGGCTCCAGGCCGCCGCCACCGAGCTGGACGAGTGGCACACCAAGAGCATCAACAGGGACGCGCAGTTCGGAGAGGGCAGCGCGATCCGAGGCGGACTAGGCGCCAACGCGGCCGAGGCCATCCAGGCGTTCCGCGAGGCCGCCGACAAGGACCTGCAGGCGGGAAGTGAAAGTCTCGCGACCGCCAAGGCTGCCAAAGCCGCCTACACGAAACTGCGCGGCGTCTACGGCGCCGGGGTCATCGGTGAGGGCGGCAAGGTCAACATCGAGGCCGCCAAGGACGCCTACGGCGCGATGGACCTGGAGACGCGCAAGAAGCAACTCTCTGGCCTCGGGCTCGACATCGATAAAGCCTGGTACAACACCGACCAAGTGCAGACGGCGTTCGCCGACCGGCTCGCGCAGGTGTTGGCGACTCTTCTTGGGGCTGGCGCGAACGCGCCCGGTGCGACTGCTGACAGCAAGAAGAAGCTCACGGCCGCGCCCGTCACTCAGATCAACGTCGCCCACATGGAGATCACGCAAGAGTTCAAGCAGGCCGATCCCGACCGCGTCTTCCACAATGTCCCGCGTGACATCGCCGACATGCTGCGGAACCCACGCGGTAGCAACGTCCCGGCGGTGCCAGGATGACGACCTTCGCCGAACAAAACGCGCAGGGCAACGCCTCCGACCAGGACTCGACCTCGCAGGGCCACGTCCAGATCATCCCGCTCGAAGGCACGCTGCCCACCATCGACCTGTGGGCCAGCGCGTTGCCGCTCAAGGGGATGGAGTTCCCAGGCGAGCAACGAATCTCGACGGGATACTACGTCGGCAACCCGGTGGCGACGCAGCAGCTCGGCGGCCCCACGAAACCGCCCAGCACGTGGATGGGGCATTGGATGGACGTCGACCTGGGCGAAGGTGGCGCCCGCGCACTGGTGCTCCAGTTCGAGAACCTGCGGGATCTCGGGATCCCGGTCGAGGTCCGCTGGGGTGGGCGGAACCTCGCGGCCGGCGAAGACCCGGCGGTGGTTCGCCGCGGTCTCATCAAGAAGTTCACGCCGAAGTACAATCGGCTCCAGGACGTCGAGTGGACGTGCGAGTGGGCGTGGCGAGGCGAGACCCAGCAGACGAAGCCGCCCACGTTCGCGTCCGATTCGTTCGCGACCAGCAACGACTTCTCGGCCCTACAGGACCAATTGGTCACTACTCAGGCCGATACTGAATCGTGGATGGACGTCGCGTGGGGCATCCTCGGAACTGGCGCCAATGCGATGCTGACCGTCTCGGACGCGCTCGACGACGTGCAAAGTTCCATCGCGAGCGGCATCAACTTGATTGATGGTGCCAGCGACATGCTGTCACAGATGGCCAGCCTGCCGAGCAACATCGCCGATCGCGTGCGCGGCATCTGTGCCCGCATCATCATCGCGTGCGCGAACGGCCGCGCGGCCCTGGGGGAGTTCTGCGGGCTCTGGCCCGGCGTCGAGGGCATCGCGACTGGCCAGGACATCACGGCGACCGGCGCGTTCATCAACCAGCAGGCCGGGCAGGCGAAGCTGGCGATGTTCCCGCACGATGACCCGCTGGAGCACCTCGACGGGCAGACGGCACAGTACGACCTGATCCGGTCCTGGGATCTGCTGGCCCAGCAGGCTGCCACGGCCTCGGCGACCATCGCGAGCCAGCAGGTCCCGGACATTATCGCGATCGTGAGACCGGCGGCCGGGACGGACCTGCGGGATCTCGCCGTCACCTACTACGGCAACGCGGACGACTGGATAGTGATCGCCGACTACAACGACCTCGACAGCTCGGAGGTGCCCGCGACCGCGTCCGGTCCTAGCGACGACGGAGCGCCGCCAATCTACATTCCTCGCCTGACGAGCGACGTGGCGCTGCTCAATGATCTGTGGGGCGACAGCGGCACCACGACTTCTACATCCGGCTCGGGGGTGCCGTCGTCGTGAGCGAGCCTCGCCTTTATCGCCCAGCGTGGTTTATGCGTCTCTACGTCCGTCTGGAGGACTTCGGACAGACCGACGACTCCAGCGCGCAGGACGGATCGAAGCCCTACAGCGACGCCTCGACGACGCAACTCACACAGTCGGCCGCCACCGAAAGCCAGCTCGCACAGGAGTCGGCTGGCGGTGGGTACTGTACGGCGACCCGGGCGAGTCTGATGTCTCTGTCGAGCCAACTTCAGCGCAGCGTCGCCAAGGGCAGTACGAAGTCGTCGGCGGGCGACAACGGCAAGGCCGACGAGTTCTCGGTGAATTTCGTGACGGCCCCCATGGAGTTGTCGATCGAAGACAAAGGCTTCCGCGAGGCGGACGTCCTGGAGGCGTCGTTCCCGTTCGTCGACATGCCGCTGAATCCGTTGATCGTGCGCGAGATTCGCGTCGAGGGCTGGGTCGGGACCGTGAAGGCTGTCGACTTCGCGAGCCCGCAGAACTGGCACCTCGAACCCCGCATGTCGAAGACCAGTGTGCTGCGATTCAACGGCTACGTGGACCTGCCCGAGATGGAAGCCGACGAGAACGCCAACACGGTCCACATCAAGGCGCGCAGCTATATCGCAGTCCTGATCGACGGCAAGATTAACCCACACGCCAAGGCGTATCGCATCCAGGGCACCGAGGAGAAGCTGACCGCCTACATCAACCGCATTTTGTCGCTGTACCCGCCGACCTCGGGCGACACCGGCGGCGACCCTTTCCGCGCCTACTGGTACGCGAGCCCGGCCGAGAAAGAGCCGACGCTAGGGGCAAAGACGCTGTACCGCTCGCTCCAGACGGCCAAGAGCCGCAACCAGAACGCGGGCCAGCCACAGACCCAGCAGGCCAACTCGCAAGCCGATCCGGCCAATGAAGGGGCAGACCCCCAGGGCCAGGGCGGAACCGCCGGCACCGCCACGATGCCCCCCAAGGCGGTGAGCGACGACGGCATGAGCATCTGGGATCTCATCACACAGGCGTGCGAGTTGTGCGGTGTCCTGCCGATGTACAAGCCCAGCCTGCCGCCGTTCGCAGGTCCAGACGGCAAAGACATCGACCCCGCGAACTGTCTGCTCATCACACCCCCCGAGGCGTTCGCCGACGACGTGTCGAGCGCGACTCAGATCGCCGGAGGCGCACGGGATGGGTTTTCCCGCCAGTTCACGAAGGACGGCGGCGGCATCATCAAGTCAGACGTCCGCTTCATGGTCTGGGGCCACAACTTGAGCAAGATGAAACTGGCCCGCCAGATGGGGAAGTTGCGACCCGCTGGCGTCGAGGTGCGGGGCTACAACATCGACGCCGACACGCCGGCCCTGGTCGCGCGCTTCCCGCAGCACAACCCGAAGAAGCCCAAGGGCAAGGGACGCTCCGCCCACAAGATGACCGAGAAGGGGGGCGGCAAGATCGACGTGATCCGCACATTCGTCATGAAGGGCGTGCGGAATCAGCAGATGCTCGATGATGCCGCCAAGTCGATCTACCAGCAGCTCTGCCGGCCCGAGCTGACGATGAGCCTGGAGACCGACGAACTGGCCAGCTACATCGACCCCGCGGCGTCCATGCAGGCCGGCAGCCTCGTCGAGAACCACAACGACAACCCCGACATCCTGCGACTCTGCGCCGGCACGCCCGTGCATGTCGTGGTGGCGAAGAAGTCGACGAATCCGAACGACCTCACGATCTGTAGCCTCTCGGAGTTCTACGACCTTGGGGGCGATCAGATCACGGAACTGCTGACCAAGCAGAACGACCGCTGGGGCGCGTTTCGCGTCGACGGGACGATGGGCCAGCAGAGTATCGAGGCCACGGCGCGAAAGATTCAGGCGGCGTACCGGGCGGCACGGCTCCCGAGCGTCTACTACTGCAAGGCCATCCGGCTGCAATTCAAAGCCGAGGACGAGTTCTTCCACTGTTCGATGGAGCTGGCGAACTACATGCCGGTCAACGACCCGTCCAATATGGACGCCGACACGCAGGCCGCGAACGACGAGCGCAAGAAGAAGCCGACCTCACTGGCCGATAAGCAGGCGGCGGCACAGGCCCAGACGACGGCCGCCATCACCGACCGGGTCGCTCGCCAATCTACGGGGGGCATCTGATGCCGCACGCATTCGGCACCGCGATTCGGCGGAACATCGATCCCCACGCGCTCGGCAAGGCGATCGCGCAGCCGGGGCTTGACCAGCGCTACTGGTGCAGCCAGGCGATCGTCGCCACCGTCGACACCGAGACGGGCGAGATAGACCCGACGGACAACCACGCGATCTACTGTGACAGTGCGGGCGTCGACGTGGACGTGGAGTTGCAGCCGCTCGGCCAGCCCTGTACCTGCAAATACGCCGGCATTTCGGCGGGCGACGTGACGATCTACGCGCCGATCCGACCCGGCGATCTCGTGCTGGCGGAGTGCCCCGACGGCGACCTGACGACGCCCGTCATCACCCACATCTTTCACAGCCGCTCGCGCCGTCAGCCCGTCAGCGGCGGGAAGCCCATCTTCGACAACAACCGCTTGCTCGTCTACGCCAAGAATGTCCCGATCGACATCCGCAACGCGGGCGGCGTTCAGGTGTTGATCGAACAGGACGGAACCGTCACGACGACCGCCAAGGCGATCAAGCAGGGCTCGACGAACGCCGCGAATCATGCCGTGCTGGGCGACACCTACACGACGCAGTGGCAGGAGTTTCTCACTGGCCTGCAGGCGTACATCGCAGGCATCAAGGCCGTGGCGGACCCGTCCAACGCTTCAACTCCGCCCTTCGCCGCAATCCTGACTCAGCTTCAAGGCGAGACATTCGTTTCACCCAAGGTGACACTCGAATGACCTCCAACCCATT